CCCCAACGGGCCCGCCCCCTTCTAGGAGACCAGTGGACACCAACTGCCTGCTCCCCCACCGAGACCCCAAAAGCGCGGCAGACGGCACTCTCGTCTGCCCCGGCCACACCCGCTGGCTCCGAGAATCCATCGACGACGTAGTCGTCACCTACGCCCTCCTCCCCGACTTCTACGAGCCAGGCACCGCCGTCGACGACGGCCACCAGGTCAAGGGCAAGCGCGTCGACCCGCCAGCACCCGTCCGCCTCGACGTCGTCGCCCTCCTCGACAGGCGCACCATCGCCCGCCACCCCGGCGACATCGTGCCCGTCCTCGCCATCCTCGAGGCCTGGGCTCGCCTGGTCCGAGAGGAGCGCAAGGTGCAGCCCTGCCAGCGGCAGAGCACCGTCACCTCCGAGGCCGGCACCCTGCTTGGCCACCTAGACTGGATCATCTGCCAGCCGTGGGTCGACGAGCTCGCCAGGGAGATCCGCGAAGTCAAGTCCGCGCTGCACTCCGCCATCGGCGACCACGCGCCCAGGCCCGTCGGCACCTGCCCAGTGATTCACCCAGAGACCGGCGAGTGCGGCGGCAAGTTGTATCAGGACCGCTATGGCGGAATGTCGGTGACTTGTCGCAAGTGTGGTGAGACGTGGGGCGAGACTGAGTTGCGTCGTCTCGGTCTGATGACGCAGGCCATTTGACAATGCGCGCGACGTCCATCATTCTGGGTGTGGCGAAGTATGCCTGCACCCGGTTAGCCGATCACGGCTGCCGGGTTTTGTCATTCAAGGGAGAGGACATGGCGCAGCAGACCAAGCCCCGCGCCAAGCCCGACCCTGCCCAGCCCATCGTCACCGTCGAAGACATCGACGAAGCCCTGGTGTACACCAGCCTTCGTGCGCAGCGCGACGACGACTGGCACCGCTGGGCCGACGCCCTTCTCGACCAGCGCAACCGCATCGCCCGCTCCGGCCCGCGACGCGAGACCAGAGTGATGCAGCCCAACGAATACCCCGAACGCTAGTGATCCGCCGACCCTGCCTGGACTGTGGATCGTTGACCAGCAACGCCACCCGCTGCGAGCCCTGCCGCCTCACCAAGCAACGAGCCAGGGAACGGGGCCCACGCCCCCACTACGCAGGCGACTACCCCAAGCGGGCAAGGCAAGTCAGGCAAGCGCCAGGCCCATGCTGGATCTGCGGGATTGACACTCTCAAGCCTGGCGACATCTGGACGGCTGACCATCTGCTTCCAGGTGACCCGGCCAGCCCGCTCGCGAAGGCTCACCGGTCGTGTAACTCGGCCCGAGGTGCCCGCCCCCTCCCCCAGGGATGACCGGGACCGGGTCGAAATGTGCCCGGATGCGCAAGTTATTTACCCGCCCCGTATGCATACAAATAACGCCGCAAAATTCGGCTTTGGATTTGGAGGTTGTGCGGTGGCTACCCGCGGTCGACCTCCGAAGCCCGTCGAGCAGCATCGCCGCACTGGCACGTTCGATGCCTCGCGCCATAACCGTGGCGCCTTGGTTGCGGTTGAGCCCGTGTCCTTGGAGCCGTTTCAGCGCCAGGCCGCCGACCTGTTCGCCGACATCATGCAGGCGGGCTCGGCTTGGTTTGCCCGCACCGATGGGGTGCAGCTGGCGATGCTGCGCGAATCGCTTGAGGAGCGTGAGCGTCTGCTCCCGGTGGCGGAGTCGTCAACTGAGGCCCGCAAGCAGCTGCGCGAACTCAATCGTGAGATCGCTGACTGGCTGACTCAGCTTGGTTTCAACCCGACGGCCCGTGCCCGCCTGGGCTTGGCCGAAGTCAAGGCCGCCTCGACGCTGGAGAAGTTGCAGGCCAAGCGGTCCAAGTAAGGGAGCCACCTGCGCATGGCAGCCCGAAAGATCAAAGGCTGGCCGCCGGCCATCCTGACCCCTGTTCCTGCTGCGGATATCAAGCGCGGCGACGGCCCCCTGGTCACCGAGTTCATCGAGGCGTTGTGCCCCCAGGTGAAGGACTCGGTGGGCGGCCGGGCTGGTGAGCCTTTGCTGCTGCGACCTTGGCAGCGCAAACTCATGGACCATCTTTGGGCGCGTCGAGCGGATAAGCGGCTGCGGGCCAAGGTCGCTTTGGTTGGCTTGCCTCGTAAGAACGGCAAGTCGGCGCTGGGCTCGGGGATCGCGCTGTACGGCCTCTTTATGGGTCCTCGAGGCGGCGAGGTTTACTCGTGCGCGGCTGACCGGGACCAGGCGCGCATCGTGTTTGGCGCGGCAAAGCAAATGGTGGAGATGTCGCCTGAGCTTGCCGAGCAGGCGAAGTTGTATCGGGACGCCATTGAGATCCCGGCGACGGGCTCGGTGTACCGGGTGCTCTCCTCTGAGGCCTTTACTAAGGAAGGCCTGTCGCCGACTCTGGTCGTTTATGACGAGCTGCACGCCGCGCCCAACCGTGAACTTTGGGACGTAATGACGCTGGCCCAGGCCGCGCGCTATGACGCCTTGACCTTGGCGATTACGACTGCTGGGGTGCGGACGGATTCCACAGGCCAGGACTCTGTCTGTTATGGCCTGTACCAGTACGCCCAGCGGGTCGCGGCCGGCGAGGTCGAGGACCCGTCGTTCTTCGGCGCTTGGTGGCAGGCCGACCCGGACTGCGACCACCGCGACCCAAAGAACTGGCAAATCGCCAACCCTGGCTACGGCGACATCCAAGACCCCGAGGACTTTGAGTCCTCGGTGAAGCGAACCCCGGAGGCGGAGTTCCGCACAAAGCGCACCAACGTGTTCGTGTCCTCGCAGCAGGCTTGGCTGCCGCACGGCTCTTGGGACGAGCTGCCGGAGATGTCGCCGGTAGATGACGGCACCCCGGTCGTGCTCGGCTTTGACGGTTCGTTCTCAGGCGACACGACCGCCATCGTCGGCGTGACGATTGAGGACACCCCGCGCGTCTGGCTGGTCGATATGTGGGAGAAGCAGCCTACCGACCGTGATGACTGGCGGGTGGACATTGGCGGGGTTGAGGCTCGGATCTTGGAGACGTGCGGCCGGCTCAATGTGGTTGAGGTTGCGTGTGACCCGTACCGCTGGCAGCGGTCGATGGAGGCGCTGGCCGAGGCCGGGGTTCCGATTACTGAGTACCCATCGAGCAGCCCAGCTCGCATGGTGCCATCGACGGCCAAGTTCTTTGACGCGGTGGTATCAGGCCAGGTCGCGCACGATCATGCTCCCGCTCTTGCCCGCCACCTGGACAACTGCGTCATCAAGACCGACCAGAAGGGGCCGCGGGTCGTGAAGGAGCACCGGGGTTCTCCTCGCAAGATTGACGCCGCCGTTGCGGCGATCATTGCTTTTGACCGGGCTACCCATCGCCGTGAGGCGGAGCCCGAAGCACCTGTCGCCAGTTTCTTCTCAGTCTAGGAGCCGTATGCGCATCGCCCTTGCTTTGCAGATCGCTGGCTGCGTTGCGCTCATTGTCGGGTGCGCCCTTGTGGCGCCTTGGCTGGGTTTCGTTGTCGCTGGCATCTGCGGGCTGGCTTTCGGTGTCGCGCTTGAGAGAGGCCTCTAATGCTCGGAAACTTGTTCGGCGGTCAGCCGATGGAAGAGCGGAACCTCTCCTACCAGCAGGTGTGGGGTTCGGGCATCGACGTGTCGGGCTTCGCGACTTGGGCGGGCACGGTTGTCAACCAGAAGAACGCCCTTGAGATTGGTGCGGCCTACGCTTGTGTGCGGCTGCTGTCGGACACGATCTCGACGCTGCCGGTGGACACGTTCATTCGGCGTGACGGCAACCGGCTTCCGTACCGGCCGCGGCCGGCCTGGGTGTACGAGCCCGAGGGCCCCGGCTCCAGCCGGATCGAGTATTACAAGCAGATCGTCGTCTCCATGCTGCTGTCGCACGGCGCGGTGGTGCAGATCCTCCGCAACGGCAACGGCGACATCGTCGCTTTGCAGCCGCTTGACCCGACCCGCGTGGACATCCGCCGCAACCCGGCGACCCGTTTGCGCGAGTTCGTCATTGACGGGGGCCAGGCCGTCCTGCCTGGCGAGGACGTGCTCTACATCCCCGAGATGCGCCGCCCCGGTTCGCTCAAGGGTGTGAGCCGGGTAGACGAGCTGAAGCAGACGCTCGGCCTAGCGAAGGCGCTGGACGAGTTCGCCTCGCGGTACTTCTCCAACGGCGCCAACACCTCGGGAATGATTGAGTTCCCCGGCAACCTCACGCAGGAGCAGGCCAAGGATCTGGTCGACGCCTTCGAGGCTGGGCACAAGGGCTTGAAGAAGGCTCACCGTCCTGGCGTGCTGTCGGGTGGCGCGAAGTTTGTGAAGACGGGCTCGGATGGCGAGCAGGCTCAGATGCTTGAGAGCCGCCAGTTTGCGGTTGAGGAAGTGGCGCGCGTGTTCCGGGTGCCCCCGTCGATGATCGGGCTGAACACTCCCGGAGCCATGTCTTACGCAAGCGTGGAAAGCAACATTATCTCCTATGCCCGATTCTCGCTCGCCCCGCTGGTTGCTTGCATCGAGGAAGCCCACAACCGCCTCCTCCCTGGCGACGTCTTTTTGCGCGTGAACATGGACGGCCTTCTCCGAGGTGACTCAGCAACGCAAGCGCAGGTTTTCTCAACGGCATTGCAGGCCGGGTACATGAGCGTCAATGAGGCCCGCGGTCTCATGGATCTTCGCCCGGTTGACGGGGGCGACGCGCCGCGCGTGCCACTCGCCAATATTGCAGTCAATTCAGCCAGCATTGTTGAGGAGCGCGAACGCGTCGAGATGGCGTCCAAGCTCGTGCAGTCGGGCTACGACCCGGCCGATGTGCTGTCCGCGCTCGGCCTGCCTGCAATGGCCCACACCGGTCTGGCGTCGAACCAGTTGCAGCCGGCCGAGAACGCCCAGGTCTAGGAGGGCCGATGAGCAAAATGGAAACCCGCACCTTCACCGTCGATGACCTTGAGGTCCGCGAAGCCCCCGAAGGTATGAGCTTCGAGGGATACGCGGCGGTGTTCAACTCCCCGAGCGAGCCCCTGCCCTTCACCGAGACGATTGCTCCTGGCGCCTTTGCTCGGTCGCTGAAGTCCCGCAACAACGTCTTCCTCCTCGTCAATCACGACCCGGCCCGCCCCTTGGCGTCAACCCGGTCGAAGACGATGACGCTCGAGGAGGACGGCCGCGGCCTGCTCGTCAAGGCGACCCTGCCGGACACGAGCGACGGCCGCGACTTGGCGGTTCTACTCGGCGGCGGTGGCAATCCGCGCGTGATCGACTCCATGAGCTTCGGCTTCTCGGTCCCTCGCGGCGGCGACAAGTGGAACGAGGACGGCAGCCAGCGCACCCTTCAGCAGGTCCGCCTGCATGAGACTTCCATCGTGACCTTCCCGGCTTACCAAGCCACGAGCGCCGCGGTGCGCAGCCTGGACATGCTCGCCGAAGCCACGGGCGAGGACGCCGACGCATTGAACGGCGCGCTTGAGGCGCTTGAGCGCGGGGCCACTTTGACGATGGATCAGGCTGGCCTGCTGTCTGCGGTGGTGGCGAAGTTGTCGCCGGAGCCGCAGCCCGAGCCCGAGGTTGAGCCGGTGGCGCACGACCCGGCACAAATCAACCTGCTCAAGACCAAGCTCGACCTGGCCTTCAAGGCCTGAGACTTCCTGGCCGCGCGAGCCGCGGCTAGGTCCCCGCTCTGAGGAGCCTCGGCGGGATTCGCAAGAAACACCTGCGCAATCCAACAAACCGAGACCCCAGAAAGGGGTGAACTAAGTTGTCCGAGTACCTGAAGAAGCTCGTGGAGGATCGCCAGTCGGCGTACCACGCAGCGAAGGCAAAGATGGACGAGGCCGCCGCTGAGAGCCGCGACCTGTCCGGCGAGGAGCGCGAGTTCGTCGAGCGCACGTTCGCGGAGCTTGACGAGAAGCGCACCATGATCGACACCCTCATCACCGCTGAGAAGCGTGAGGCTGAGATCGCCGAGGCCATGCGTGGCGTCGCAGATGTCGCCCGCCCGGTTGAGGCCCGCACCGCTGCGGCCGAGTCCGACGCCGACATCCTTCGTCAGCTGCTCGCTGGTGAGCGCCGCGCGCACTCGTTCCAGTTTGAGAAGCGCGACATCGCCAAGACCAGCAGCAACGCCCCCGTGCCCACGTCGTTCTCCGACGTCGTCATCGACCAGGCCCGCCTCGTCGGCCCGATGCTTGACCCGACCGTCGTCACCGTCCTCAACACGGGCTCCGGCGAGGACCTTGTCCTTCCGTCGCTCGCGTCCTGGTCAACGGC